GCCGACCCCAAGGTGGTAGTCCTCGGCGAGCCGGAAACTCACGGTTGTGTTCGGCTGAGGTCCACGGCCGGAGCGGGCAGCCGCCTTACGGTCAGCGAGCAGAGCCGGACAGCCGCACGGCTTGCCCTTGTCCTTGTCCGGCGACAGGAACTCGACACCATTGCACTCATGGATCGGACCGCACTGACCCCACAGAATCGCAAGGGCCTTGATCGTCTTGGGGCCGTCGATGACGATCTGAACGCTGTCAGTGGTGGTCAGTACCTCAAGGAAATCATCCTTAGAGGTTTCCCACTCCTGCGGAGTACCGCCCATGAGCTGCGCAACAGCCTTGGCAACATCCGGGTCACCGGTCGTCACTCGCCAATCTGCAAGCGACTGAGGGCGGTTGTTGGCCATGCGACCCGAACGGAACTGAAACGCACCCTTATCGGACATTATGCCGTTCTCTCGTATGGCTCTTGTGTATGCAGGGAAACTAACTGAGCAACAAACAAAAAGAAAGAGGGCCACTGCCCTTCAGGGCAGCGACCCTCCCTTATTCCGTCCTACGCCTCTAGGTGGCGGTAAAGCGTAGCGCGGCTGACGCTCAGTGCTCTAGCGATCGCTGTAACGCTCTCACCGTTCTTCCGGCGCGCCTTGGCGGCAGCAAGCTTGTCGGCGTCGATCACGGTCGGCCTTCCGCCCGTCCGACCTTGAGCTTTGGCGGCGTCCAGACCCGCCCTGGTGCGCTCAACGATCATGTCGCGCTCAAGCTCAGCAAAGGCAACCATCATCGTGAAGAAAAACTTGCCCTCTCCCTTCGGGGAGTAGCTACCGGCCAGCGTGCCCGTCAGAATTCGCAGCGCGATTCCCCGGGCGTGCAGATCCTCAGCGATCGTGAGCACGTCTTTAGTGGAACGGCCCAACCGGTCCAGCTTCCACACGGTGAGTGTGTCGCCCTCCCGTATGTAGTCGAGAGCAGCGAGCAGCCCGGCACGGTCGGCGTTCTTGCCCGACGCCTTGTCCTCGAAGATGCGGGAGCACCCTGCCTCAGCGAGAGCGTCCGCCTGAAGCTGTGCATCCTGCGCGTTGGTGCTCACTCGCTGGTAGCCGATCAAGGTTCCGGCGTTCTTCGTCGTCATGACCCGATCGTCTCATAACCCGTCTTAAAACATCAAGCCTTTCGGGCATGTTCTGAGACGGGTTTTGAACACCGAAAACACCCCCCGGACTGCCTCGCGGCGACCGTCTCAATAACCATCGATTGTGAGACGGCCTCCGGCCGTCACTCTCCGCAGTGAGCCCGGCTCCCAGGCTGATCCGTGATCACCCGGGCTCATGCGGCGCAATCCAGGGTCTCTCGGGCTGTGACCAGTGCTTTTCCCACCAGTTCCGGATAATCTGCGGGCGCATACACGGGGCGGAAGGCGGGGGTGTCAGAGGGGGAAGCCTCAGACTTCCGCCCTCCCCCCTACCCCTGGTGTGGTCCCCGTATACCCCCTGAAGTCGCCCCTGAGCGCCTCTGAGTGGGTCACTGGTATGGCCGAGGGGTCGCCCCCTAACAGGGCCTCTCAGGGCCTCGCGCCCTCGGCCGCTCAGCAGATGACGAGGTGATCGGGACCACCGCGCCCCATGTCATCACTCATTGTGTTGAGTGAAGTCACTGCCTGCTGCCTCGCCTGCTGTTGCATGAGCGACACAAGACACGGATGTTGCCCGCCTCATTGAGCCCACCTCGACTCAGCGGCGTGACGTGGTCCCCGGTGAGATCCTCGGCGCTGCCGCACCACGCACAGAAGGGGTGTAGGCGTATGGCCTCAGCCCTAGCCTTGCGCCATGCCCAGTCATACCGGCCCGCCGTGCGGGTGCTCTTGGTGGGGTACTTCCGGGGGGCACCCTGTGCAGCACATAGGGGGCACCCATTCCCTATGGGGTATAGGCGCTTGTGACGGGGGCATAGGTTGTAAGGCAAAGGGAACCCTTTCGACTCGGAGCACCTACCAAATTTGGGAGCCGCTCCGATACAGCCCCTCGGTCTCGCCTTGCTCATAGCTCTAGCGTGCTGCGTAGCCCGAGGAATTCAACACCCTTGGTGGTGCGCTTGCGCGTGATGCCCGGGGTGGCGTCAAGCGCCGCGTAAAACTGAGTCCGACCCAGGATGCGCGTAGAGTGCTCGGCCCGGCACCAATCCTCGTAGAGGCCGTACGCCTCTACTCCGGTCATGCGGTGCGACTTGTTGCCGAGTACCACCTTCATCGGGAGGTACCCAACCAGGCTGTCAGCAGGCTTCGCAGCTCGCTCCCAGCGGCGTTCCAGCTCTGCTCGCTTCTCTGCGCGCATGGCATCGATCTTTGCGAACCGCTCATGCGACTCAAACGCCTTGGCGCGATCAGCAATCAGCGACTGTCGCGCGGACTCCTCGAAGTGCCACAACTTCTGTTCGGCCGTCAGGCGTTGAGCCGCAGCCGCCTTTAGGGGAGCTATGGCAGCCTCTAGGTCAGCGAGACCGATGCTGCGGTATGCGCCGTCGAAAGATCTGTGATCTCGGTGACACATGGGCAGGTAATGGGCCGGGTCATCTGACCAGACGTAACCCTCCGCCTCGCACTGGTTTTCGTCTCGGTGGTTATAGGACCATTCTGCGGCCTGGGCGCCGCACCATGCACAGACGTGGTGACGTGCTTTTCCTCTTGCGTCATCGACGCGCCGATGCGCCTGGAAATATTGAGATCTTGCGCTCATTGGTGGCGTCCTTTTGCTGGGTACCCGCAAACCGGTAAGGGTGCGGAAGTCTGGAAATGGCAAAGGGTCCCGGTCGCGTGGATTCCTGCCGCGCGGACGCCAATCCACAGCAGGAGTACCAGCGCGAACCGGGACCCTTTGTCAGCATGCTGTAACCCGGCATGCTCGGGTGTTCGTGCTGCTCGGGAAGGTTGGCGTCCGACCGGGCATGTTCGCACCTCCCAAATTTGGGAGGTGGTACGTCAGTGAGAGAGGGGGGCTCGGTCCGCCGGGAATGTGTGATGGAGCGGGAGCCTTACCCTCACTGACATTATTGGAGAGGGTCGCTCTAGCTTTTGGGGGGCTTCAGGGATCGATGACGGTTGACGAAACGAGCCCCTTTTCCAGTACCGCTATAGAACTTCTTATGCGGTACTGGAAAAGGGGGTCTATTCGTCATCCGTCATTAGTGCTGGTCAGAGCTTGATCATTTAAAGCTGCCATGGCGCTGCCGCCGCTCCCCTTCGCCGATGGGCGCACTGAAGGCGCGTCGAGGTAACGAAATGGTAAAGAGTGATTACATATTGTAATCACTCGATTGCTGGCTCATCGGCCATGGGGTGACTTAGGTCACGTCATTCTTCATGCCTCAAATGCCGCTCGCGCTACGTCGGCAGCAATGCGCCAGGGCTCGCCGTAAGGGCCGCTGCGGGGCCGCTTGAGGGCAGGAGAAGCCCCGCCGGAAGATCTCTATCCGACGGGGCTGTAAGGGGCTCAGAGAGGCTCTCGGGGGTGCCTAGTCGAGTATCCCGCTTTCAGTCATGGCGATACCGGCAAGCTCACCCGCAGCCGGGTCGTCTCTGAACCACGCCGGACCCTCGAAGGTGACCGCCACCCGCGCCCCGTCGAACCGCTTGGGAGCGCCTGGGGTTGCCGGACGGACCGCCACGCGCGTACCGAGATCAGCGAGCAAGGCCCGTCGCCCCTCGTCGTCCCGCCGTTCCCACTCGTCGGCCACAGTGCCGCCAGCGTCGACCCAGCGGCCCACGGCATGGTCAGCCTCCGCACGCAACTCGGCCTGGCGTTTCTCCAGTGCAGTCAACTGCGTGATCACGACACGTGCCGCTGTGCCGGTCGGGTCGAGCTGAGCAAGGTTTCCGGCCAGCCGCTCAATCTGCATCGTCACCTCGGAGAGCTGGAGGACCGCGCCACCGTCAGGCTCAGCCCAGCGCATTAGGGCGACTCTTCCGAACACCTTCAGATAGTCGGCGGTCACCATGGCTTCGACTGGCCCGGCCACGATCACGTTCGGCCGGTGGGTGCCTCGTTTGCCGACGCCGTTTCGGCACACGTACGTGCTGAAGTCCTTCCCGCGTTCCTCGCGACGCTGTCGGTACATGGGCCCGTCGCACTCGGAGCAGCGCGCCACGTGCAACAGCAGGGCTTTCCCGCTGCGCTCCGCACCGCGCCCCTTGGCCTTGTTGTCGAGGATGGCGCGCACTGATGTCCACGTCTCGGCGTCCAAGATGGCGGGACCGGCGGACACTGGACGGCCCTCAGAGTCGAGGACGGGCTGATTCGTGAGCGCTCCCCGCTTGGTGCCGGGTACGGACTGTACGAGCCACCCGCGAACCGCTGGGGTGTACAGCACATCGCGGAGGGTCGTCGAGTGCCAGCGAGCCCCCCGCACCTTGCGGCCGTCGCGCTGCCGTGCGTGGTCCGCCGGGGGCAGAACTCCCCGTTCGTTCAGTTCGTGGGCAAGCCCCGTCAGTGATCCGCCGTGGTTGGTGAGCCGGTCGGCGCACTCGCGGACGGTGGCGGCGGCCGTCTCGTCGATGACCCAGCGCTTGTTATTCACGGGGCCATCGACCGCGTACCCGTACGGTGCCAGGCCACCCAGGTGGTTCCCGCGTGAACGGAAGTGCTCTTTGCTGTCCGTGATACGGGCCTTGATCATGTCCCGCTCGTACTCAGCGAATGCGGCAAGCACGTTGATGATGAGGCTGGCGTTCTGCGGGCTCACCACGCCGTCCGCTGTGACGATCGTGGCGTTGGTCGACTTGGCAGCGTCGAGCAGACGCTGAAACTCCAGGACGCTGCGCGCGTACCGGTCCAGCTTCGCGGCGAGCACGTAGTCAGCGCGCGGGAGCCATGCCAGCACCTCGCGCATGCCGGGCCGGTCTTCGAGCTTGCTCGCGCCGCTGACGTTGGTGTCGGTGGCGACATGCACCACTTCCCACCCTTGCTGTTCGGCGTGCGCCTTGCACGCTGCAATGCGGTGGTCGGGTGCTTCCTCGGCGAACAGGCGTGACAGCCGGTCGTAGATGACCACGGTTTTTCTTCTCATGATGACCTTTAGAGAGCAGTCGCCTATAGAGGGTTAGGCGAGGCACCCGGGCGGGTGTCTGGTTAAACCATACATGCATGAGCGCAGGTCAGTACGCCACTGCACATGCGGCCAACTCCCCGCGCATACAGCATAGTTAGAGCACGCGCTGCCCCGTCCATGCGCCATGGGGGAAGCACACGAACGGGGCCGAGTACCCGTACCTACCGCGCTGCGCCGCCGCAGTCACGGGAGGAACGGGAGATCAGCGCGGCCGGTTCTTGATCGGCACGGGTCACGCGCGCATGGTCGCTGAACTCGCGCCGGTAGAGGTCGTGGCCCGGATTCAGCCCCGTGTGCCTCAGCGCCCAATCCTGGGCGTCCTCGGCGTCCCCTTGCGGGCCCGACGATTCGTCGCACCTGTACGTCATGCAGTGCAGTTCGGCGACGATTCCGCCCGCTGGCTCATGCCTGATGGTGTGATCTACGAACCGGTACACAGCGCGGGTCATGAGTGGCCCTCGGGGTGTCGCTGCATGAGAACGTTGCAGTCTCCAACTGTCGTCCAATCACCGCCCGCCCGCGCACGATTCCGGACGTTGGCCAGCTCCCGGCACCCCGCGCAGCCGTCTACCGGCTTCGGCTCCAACTCGCCAGTCCGGTCCGGGAGGTCAAGGGGTGCGGTCTGGTATCTGGTCGGTTCGATCATGCTCGCCCGCCCCTTCGCAGTCGTCCGTATGACGACCACGCTAGGTAGACCGGAAGCCCAACTCACAGGCGATTGCACAAGGTTGCACGCCAATCACCCGAGGGCATCCATAGCCGATGTGACCAGCGCACGAGCGGGGGCCCCGTAGACGGCCAGCGCCGCAAGTTCCGCGAATGTCTCGGCGTACATCGCTACCTCGCTGGGCTGCGTGATCGTGAGATAGCCGGAGATCAATTCGACGTTGACCTGTGCCGTGTCGTAGATCCAAAACCCTTCGACCGGCCAGCGCTCCCGGTCCGGCTGCATGGGGACCACTCCCAGGCTGACGTTAGGCAGCGAGGCAATCGAGATCAGATGGCCAAGCTGTCCGCGCATGACCTCAGCGCCGCCGATCCCGGACCGAAACACCGACTCCTCTACGAGGAACGCGAACCGTCGGTCACCCTCGTACAGGACCCGCTGACGTTCCATGCGGGCGGCCACCGCGTCGGCCACGTCGTCCACCAGGCCCCGCCGTCGCTGGATCGCTTGCAGGGCTGCTGTCGTATACGGCTGTGTCTGGATCATGCCGGGCACGAGCCACGACGAGTAGGACCGGAAACGGCGGGTTCGCTGGTACAGCGGTAGGCGCGCCTCCTGCGCCTGCCTGAGTCCGGCCCGCTCCATGCGTCGCCAGCCAACCCACATGCCCTCAGCCGTCCGCAGCATGGCTACGAGGTCTTCGGTTTGGTCCTCGGCCCCGCACGCCCGGCACCATGCCCGGATGTCGTCGGCGGACGGGGGCGTACGGGCGTTCATGATCCGCGACGACTTGGACCGGCTCCACCCGCACAGCGCGGCTAGGTCAAGCCCGGTCAGCCCGGCATCCCGGCAAATCTCCCCGAGTCGATCCGCGAGGGCCTGCCGGGCCTGCTGGGCACTGGAAGATGCAGAGACAGCCATCGTGCGTGATCAGATCGGCCGGTACTCCGCGTGTGGAATCGCGCGCTCCCACGCTGCCTCGTACGCCTTGGCGTACTGCGCGGCCAATGCCGGATCGTGGTGCACTTCCATGCGCGGGCCGGTCCACTGACCCTCTCCGCTGAAGTGGTGCAGGATCACGGTTTCCTCATCCACGACCCAGCCGTCCAGCGCGGGGAGCAGCAGATCACGCGCCCGCGAACGGGGCAGCCAGCGCACGTCCTCGCCCGCAGCGACGTTCGTAAAGGTGCCGTCGTACTCGTAGCGCACGTAGTCGCTCAAGGGCTCGGAGACGACGCGCAGACGGCGCATGAGCACACCTCGGCCGGTCGTCTCGGCCACCACGTCCAGCCACGACCGCCACCACGACTCACGGTCTGCCGGGTCGTAACGGTGCCCCTGCTGCCAGCGGATGAACTCGGGATCGTCCCGCATGTAGCTGTCTCGCATCTCAAGGTGCATCGCAGAGCGCTGCGCCTTTGCGAGTGCTTCACGTACCGCTGTTGCCACCGTTGACCTCACTGTCCGGGCGGGGGATGAACTGGAGCATGTTCGCGGGGAGCCGAACCACGGTCTCGTGGTCCGGAACGTCCGTCGAATGACCCGGCACCGAGCCGACTTCCTGCGCCTGCCGGACGGTTTCCGCGTCCGCCTTCCATGACTGGATGATCAGGTCTCCAGTAGTGTCGTCCAGCCAGATTGTGGGCGAGCCGTCGTCGGGGGTGTTGGGCCAAATCCCCAGGAACTTTAGGGCCATTGGGCACTCCTGTACCGAGTCGGTTGCACGGACGTGCACGAGCCTCACGCCTGCGCGTGATCAGCGCAAGTGGGCATGCGGCCACGCTGGGAGCCTAGGAATCGAAGGGGCGGAAAATCTTTGGGAGCTCTGGGAAGTAGCCGCCCGAGGGCCGTCAGCCGGCAAAACCGAAACTTTTGAATCGAAGGCGGCCCGGAAACGCAAGAAACCCCCGAGGGCCGAACCCGCTGCGGGGCAAGCCATCGGGGGCACATGAGGCCGATCTCACGCAAAGTCAGCTACGGGTCGGGGGCGTCGCTAGGCTGCCACCGGCTCAACATCCAGCACAGCCACCATCTGGCGCGCTGCGAACACGCCATACGTGACGTTGAACCTCTCGGCCAGCGTGACCCGGCGCGATGCCACGTCGCCATTCACTGCTGAGGAGCCACCCAAGAACGGGGCAGCGGAGAGGTTCCGCAACCCGTCCATCAATCGGGCGCGTTCCCCCTCTGCAAGCCCATCACGCACCCGTGCGGCTTCCTCGGTAAAGGTCATGCTGTAGGACATGGTCACCCTCTCGAATCTCCGCGTTCTCAGTTCTGCCGAAGCGGGCCCGAGAACCTTAACTACCGGCTTGCGGTACTGGACGTTCTGACCGGTGGACGTAGTGAACTGCAAAAGCTCAAGGCTGAGCGTGCATAGAGCTTCACCCCCGACCGCATCGAGGGCGTCCTGCACCTCGGGCAGCGCGCCGACAAAGTCCCACGAGGTCGACGTGAACTCGCCGACCCCAAGGTGGTAGTCCTCGGCGAGCCGGAAACTCACGGTTGTGTTCGGCTGAGGTCCACGGCCGGAGCGGGCAGCCGCCTTACGGTCAGCGAGCAGAGCCGGACAGCCGCACGGCTTGCCC